ATAGAGTAGAATTAATATATCTTAACTAACACCTTAGAGCAGATATGGAATCTACAGTAGAAACAAATAGAAAGAAAACAGGTGGACGTGTTGCAGGTGTCCCCAATAAGTCAACAGCCCTCGCTAGAGAAGCGATTGCTAAGTTTGTGGACGGTAACTCACACAAACTACAAGAATGGCTTGATGACATCGCTGCTAATGAAAAGCTAGGCCCTAAAGTAGCCTTTGATTGTTTCATGCAAGTAGCTGAGTACCATGTGCCTAAACTAGCTAGAGTCGAACAAGTTGGGGATGCTGAGAAACCTATTGTCCATATCTTTAAATGGAAGGACTAACCGAAGTTGTCCATGAGTTTGATTATAAAGCTCGTGACGCTTTCTTAGACTTTCATTACCGTAAGGAACGCTGGGCAGTCTTAGTCTGTCACAGACGTGCAGGAAAGACCGTAGCGACTATTTGTGATCTTATTCGTAGGGCAATCAGCGAAAACAAACCTGACGGCAGGTACGCTTACATAGCACCTTACTACGCTCAGGCTAAAAACATTGCTTGGGATTATCTTTTAAGGTACGCTGAACCTGCTATTGCTAAGGCTAATCAATCAGAACTATGGGTGGAACTTATAAATGGAGCAAAAATTAGACTTTTTGGTGCTGATAATCCTGATAATCTTAGAGGTTTATATCTTGATGGAGTGGTTCTAGACGAGTATGCTGACATGAAACCTCGATTATGGGGTGAGATTGTTAGACCATTGCTGACAGATCGTAACGGTTTAAATGGTTATCAGACTTGGGCGGTATTTATTGGCACACCTAAAGGTCACAATGCTTTCTATGATATTTATAATGAAGCTCAAAAGAACCCTAGTTGGTACACCAAGATACTCAGAGCTGACCAGTCAGGACTAATCCCACAAAACGAACTATTAGATGCACAGCAGTCAATGTCATCCAATCAGTATGAACAAGAATTCTTAGTATCATTTGAGGCTGCCATTATTGGTGCTTACTATGGGCAAGAACTTCGTAGAATCACCGACCTGAACCGTATTACCGATATTGAATACGATCCGATGTTCCCTTGTTTTACCGTTTGGGATTTAGGTTTCAACGATTCGACTGCGATTATATGGTTTCAGGTTGTATACGGTGAGATAAGAATTCTCGATCATCACTCATCTAATGGTCAGCCTATCCCATTTTATATAGGATTACTTCAACAAAAAGAAGAAGAATATGGGTACAAATATGGCACTCATTGGCTACCCCATGACGCTCGTGCAAAAACACTAGCAAGTAACGGTAAGAGCATAATCGAACAAATTTCTGCAAAAATTGACATAAAACATCTAAAAATCGTACCAAATCTGTCAATTCAGGATGGAATACAAGCAACAAGACTTGCATTAACTCGCTGTTGGTTCGATAATAAGACAGAAGAACTCATCGAATGTTTGCGTCAATATCAAAGGGAATGGGATGATGATAAAAAGATTTTTAGGGATCGCCCAAAACACGACTGGACAAGTCATTCTAGTGATGCAATGCGCTATCTCAGCATCGTTTGGCAAGATGAAGAAACTCCTATCCTCAAAGATAATCGCATTAAAGGACTTCGTGTCGGAGAAACAGACGTAACACTTAATGAAATGTGGAAAGAAACACCAAAAATAACGCACCGTAGGATATAAATATGGAACATACATACCAAGATTGGTACAACTGTATTGCCCAGTACGAGAGAACTTATAAGGCTTGGGAAGATCGTAGCGATAGAATCGTCAAACGGTATCGTGATGACAGTCGCAGTCGTAACAATCCTAATGCTAAGTTTAATATCCTGTGGTCAAACGTACAAACCATTACTCCTGCCATCTTTGCTAGGCTTCCTAGACCTGATGTAAGCCGTAGGTTTAGAGATAATGATCCAGTAGGTAGGGTAGCCTCAATGATGCTTGAACGTGCCTTAGAGTACGAAATTGAGCATTATGGTGACTACAACTCGTCTATGAAATCAGCAGTTCTTGATCGATTACTGGGTGGTCGTGGTACATCTTGGGTACGTTATGAACCTCATATTACAGGTGGCAAAACTGAAGATGAACCAGATGACGGCTTTCAGATTACAGAAGATATAGACGAAGCCGAGACTGAAGGCGGCATGTTTCGTGAAGATCAAGAACGTATTGAGTACGAATGTGCGCCTGTAGACTATGTAGCTTGGAGAGACTTTGGTCATACAATTGCTCGGACTTGGGAAGAAGTAACTGCCGTATGGAGAAAAGTTTATCTTGGTAGACCTGCCCTTGTTGAACGCTTTGGCGAAGATTTGGGTGGTCGTATCCCATTGGATACAAAACCTGAAACAACTAAGTCATTTAACGAAAAAATGGGTGAGGGTTCAAGTGAAGCCTGTATCTACGAAATTTGGGATAAAACAACTGGTGAAGTGATTTGGCTATCTAAGTCAATGGGTAAAATCCTCGATACTAAGCCCGATCCATTACAGCTAGAAAACTTTTGGCCTTGTCCTAAACCTTTGTACGCAACAATTACTACAGATTCATTGATTCCTGTACCTGATTTTGCCCTATACCAAGATCAAGCTAGACAGTTAGATACGCTTGCTGACCGTATAGATGGCTTTATACAGGCATTAAAGGTGCGTGGAGTATATGACGCTTCCGAACCTAGCTTACAGCGTCTATTTACTGAGGGTGAGAACAATACATTACTTCCGATTAAGAACTGGGGTGCATTTGCTGAGAAACAGGGTATGGCAGGAGCAATTAATCTTGTCGATATAACCCCAATTGCCTCAGCTTTACAGTCATCTTATACTGCGATGGATCAGGTTAAAGGTCAAATCTACGAGATTATGGGCATTGCTGATATTCAGAGGGGTCAAACAGACCCTAATGAAACTTTAGGCGCACAGATTATCAAGTCTAACAACGCTTCAGGTCGATTAAAGACGATGCAACACGATGTGGTTAACTTTGCGACTACCTTGTTATCGATTAAAGCGCAAATTATCTGTAATCACTTTACCGAAGATACTATCTTAAAGATTTCAGGTGCAAATCAGCTATCTGATGCCGATAAACAGTATATTCCTCAAGCATTAGCCCTGTTAAAAGACGAACCAGCTAAGAACTTCCGTATTGAAGTGACTTCTGACTCCATGATTTATCAGGATGAACAGGCTGAGAAACAGAATCGCATGGAATTCTTGTCGGCTATCGGTCAGTTTATGCAACAAGTTATTCCTGCTGCTCAAGCTGTACCTGAGATGACTCCGATGTTGATGGAAATGGTTAAGTTTGCCGTTACAGCCTACAAAGCTGGTAAGGGACTTGAAGGAATTATTGACGAAACTGCCGATAAGTTTAGGGAACAAGCTAAACAAATGGAAGGTCAACCTAAACCTCCGTCTATTGAACAACAGAAACTTCAGGGTCAGATGCAACTTGAACAGGCTAAGATGCAAGCTAATGCACAACAAGCGCAACAAGCTGCACAGTTTGAACAACAAAAGATTCAGATGCAAATGGAGTTGGAAAAAGCTAAACAGACTTACCAAGCACAGGAAAATCAGCTTAAATTCCAATTGGAAGATCAGCGTAACCGTCAACAAGCCGAAATGGACTTAAAGGTTGCACAGATGAAAATGATGACCGAACGCAATACTCAGGTTTTACTCGCACACATTAATAACGGTGCTAAGATTGAAGTAGCTCGGATTGGTGCGGATGAATCTAATGGTCAAATGGCATATATGAGTGAAGAAGATATGGCTGAGTCAATGGCACATCCACTTGCTCCAATTGCTAATGCTATCGAACAAGGTAATCAACAAATGACACAGGCACTAAGTCAAATTATGCAGACAATGAGTGAAAATCAAAATAGACCTAAACAAGTAATAAGAGATGAACAAGGTAAAATCATTGGTGTAACTTCTCATTAAGGACAATCCATGATTACGCAAGCGCAAGCTCTTGAACTTTTTGAATACAAAGATGGAAAATTGTTTTGGAAAATTGGCGCACATAAGCGCACAGATTTAATAGGTAAGGAAGTTGGAACTATTATTGATGAAGATGGCAGAAAAGAAGTAACTATTCATCAAAAAAGATACAAATATCATCGAATTGTATTTTTAATGTTTAATGGTTATATCCCATTAGAAGTTGACCACAATGATGGTGATGCATCAAATAATAGAATTGAAAATTTACGCCCTGCAACTAGATCAGAACAATGTTGCAACACTAAATTAAGAAAAGACAATACAACTGGAATTAAAGGTGTTTATTGGGATAAAGCTAGAGATAAATGGATAGTTTCAATAAATAAAAACAAAAAAACTGTTTATCGTGCTCGTTTTGATGACCTTGAATTAGCAGAATTAGTAGCTATTGAGGCACGAGATAAATATCATAGTTCATTTGCGAGGCATATTTAATGGCTATAACAGTCAAGCATAAGTTTGTTAGTGCTATCCCTGACGCTGGGGATACTACAATTGTTCAACCGTCTAACTGGAATGATAGTCACGATTTAGTCGGTACTGTTCCTCCTGCAAATGGCGGTACTGGTGCTTCAACTCTTACAGGTTATGTTAAGGGTAATGGTACTGCTACCATGACGGCTTCTGCGACTGTACCTAGCACCGATATTACAGG